ATGGAAAAAATTAACGCAATAATTACAGGAGTCGGAGGATATGTTCCCGATTATGTTTTGACCAATGATGAGATTTCTAAAATGGTAGATACCACCGACGAATGGATTATGGGGCGTATTGGCATAAAAGAAAGACGTATCCTGAAGGATGAAGGACTAGGGACCTCCTATATAGCCCGTAAAGCAGCGAAGCAGTTGATACAACGTACCAGAACGAATCCGGACGATATTGATCTGGTTATTGTTGCTACCACCACTCCTGATTATCGTTTTCCTTCCACTGCATCCCTTTTATGCGAAAGGCTGGGATTGAAAAGAGCTTTTGCGTTCGATATGCAAGCCGTATGCAGCGGTTTTTTGTATGCACTGGAAACAGGAGCTAATTTCATCCGTTCGGGAAACTATAAAAAAATTATAGTTGTAGGAGCCGAAAAGATGTCATCAATCATCAATTATACAGATCGCGCCACTTGTCCTATTTTTGGTGATGGAGGGGCAGCCGTCATGCTGGAAGCCACAACCGAAGATTTAGGTATTATGGATGCCGTATTGAGAACAGACGGCAAAGGATTACCTTTCCTGCATATAAAAGCCGGTGGTTCTGTATGTACCCCCTCCTATTATACATTGGATAATCAAATGCATTATATCTATCAGGAAGGACGTACTGTATTCAAGTATGCCGTAGCCAATATGTCCGATGCCTGTGAAGCTGTAATTGAAAGAAATCATCTTAACAAAAATGATATTGACTGGGTGATTCCTCATCAGGCCAATCAACGCATAATCAGCGCTGTAACGCAACGCTTAGGAGTACCTTCCGAAAAGGTCATTGTCAATATTGAACGATACGGAAACACCAGTGCCGGTACTCTCCCACTCTGCCTTTGGGATTTCGAGAATAAACTCAAAAAAGGAGATAATATAATTCTTACAGCATTCGGAGCAGGATTTGCCTGGGGAGCTATTTATGTAAAATGGGGATATGACGGCAGGAAGAAGTAATAAGCTGTTGTTATCAAAAGATACATACGATGATAACAACAAATAATGAATCAGTAATCTTTTTCATTTTATACAACTTTAGTGATTAGCTTTAAGCATCTGTTTATTGACATATTTAATCAATTGATATTACATTTCAATCCAGAATAATAGTAAAGAAAACAATTTAAAAAATAGCCAATATGTCACATTTATGAGTTCAAGTAGCTAATATACATAAATGTTATACATGGATTAGTCGCACGAATTATAATAATTGGTCGCACATTATGTACACCATATAATAAATGGAGCGAAGGTAAAAACATAAAAAAAGCACTAATATATCAAATATCAGTGCTAAGTATCTCTTCTTAATTATTTTTCGCGGTGCGTACGGGAATCAACGCAAAACTTCTTATATCTATTTGATATTCACTAAATTAACTCAATAAGACTCGGTGTGAATGTACACTTTAAGCACACAACAACGAGAGCAACCTCAGTTTATCTGATGACAAAGATAGAACATATTTCAAAATCGACAAAAACTTTATAAATATATTCTAATGAGGTGGTTATAAAATTATTAATCAAAATTCAACTTAACATGATTAATAAGAGTGATACACTGAACATTACAAAGTACAAGATGAGCATTTATAGTGAAAATGCCGCATTTATACAATTTCTTTCAGAGAAAAGTACATCGCTATAGTTTCTTTTCTACTGGGATCTTTCAGAAAATTATTGTATAATTGTTCTTCAGATGCTCCAAGAAATTTAAATCCATTCTTTTGATAAAATGGTACGGCAGATGGATAAGCATCAACCGTAAGAAAACAACATCCGGTCTTGTTTTCTGTAACCATCCACCGTTTAATGAAGTCCATTGTTTTAGTTCCCCAATGCTCTGGTTGGTTACGATACTTGTTACTGACAGCAAAACGACCAATCTTAACAGCAGGATAGTCGCTACGGTGCTTATTGTGATGGAATTTTTTCTTTATTTTTCTCCAAAAGCTTTGAGGAAGAGTGTTAGCCGAAATTTTGTCATTTGAAAGACTGAAATAAAGAGCAATATCCTCTCCATTTTCAAGACAATAAGTAACAGCCAATAAATTTTCTTGCCATTTCAAGGCATCAGTAATCAAAAACTCATTTAAATCAGAATCACCGCAATCGAAAGATAGTAACGGCAATTTGTCATTGATGCGTGTAAATGGATTTAGAAGAGCCATGTTTCTTTGTATCTTTAAATTCGGCTACAAGCCCCATGAAATCATTCACACTGTTTTCTATGCGGGCACGTTCACGTGTACGTTCCTCAATAGATGGAAGTTGAGATATGTCGGCAAGAAAACGCTCTGCATCTTTGCCGTATAGAACTGGAGTATTTTTTATAGGTCTTGCCATTTTCAATGTTGTTAGTTTATTATTCTGTGCAAAAGTACAACATTTATCTTGAATACCAATAATGTTAAGATGAAAACCATCTTCTTTAGCATTATTTTCAGCATCAATACCATTATTTATCATAGCATTAAGTGCTTTAGCAAGTTCAGCAACACTTCCATCAATACCGTTAAGATGAAATAAATTACATAATCCATAAAAACAAATCCCGACCATAATGGCCGAGACTTGTACCTTGTCGGGGTTATTCCTGGCGGTCGCACTATATCTGCCACGGATTTTTATATGGATCATAATCGCGCTGGAAGGTTGCCATAGCTATTTCGCTAACCGGCTTTTTCTCATCATCCAGCTTGCGTTGAATCTGAGGGTTGATTTTACAGCGGTTTGCATCATGTAGCCACTGCATTGTTGCTTCGTAGTCCGTTATACGGGCCGTGCTAACATTATTGGGAGAAATAAGCTTGTGCAGTTCATACAACGCAATTTTTACCATGTGCTTTTTAATATTGGGGTTACGTGGGTCATGGTAACGGAAATTGTAGCCCTCTTTAAGCGTGTCAGCAGTAGGAAGCATGGTCGGAATCCAGACTTTGCCTCCGAACTCAACATATTCGGTCTCCTTGAACTCATAGGCGTATTCCGGGTCATACGAACCGATAAGCCCCCAGTTGTCGGATTCCATAGGGTTTACGGTAAGGTCAATATTTTCAATGTTGAGAAGAGCAAAGAACTGACCGTCCCATTCCGCAACCGACCAGAGTTCATATTCCACATTCGGCTCCCAGAGAGTGGTTTCAATCTGCTCCCATGCGTTAATGCCAGGTATGCGAATATCCTCGTAATCGAAACCGTTATGTTCCAGACACTCATATACGGTTCCTGAAAAATACACCAAGTCTCCGGGATGATAATTGAGAAGCTGGGAGTAAGCCATGATGTTTCCCTTATTCAATCGTTCTATCTCTTCACAGACTCTCCAGTATTCTGTGAGTGCCGGAGTCTTTATACCGTTGATTGAGCGCAAGGCTTCTACAATCTTACCGTCGTGGTAGAAGTGTACTCCGACCGGGTAAGTGATTCGCGGATTATACTCCCTTAGATTCTTCCCAACTTCAAGTGCTTTTTCCACCTCATAATTATCGGTAAGATACTCCACAATGGAGGCTTCTGCGGCTTCCTCTGCCTGATTCACACGGATTTGTTGACCACGGATAAGCTGGTCGAATAACTCATCCGAAATCTGGCTCATATAGTCTTCGTTATTGAGAAATCTCTGATACATAATCAATCATTTTAGTATTCAAACGAACCGTAGATTGGTGTGCCGCTAAAAGTGGTAATGCCTGAGCTTCCTGTTGCGTTGAACTTTCTCCAGGGTTCATTTAAGAATAGTACCAAGAGATAGTCCAAGGTGTCAGAAAAGTGCCCGTATTTCTCGTATTTTATGCCAAGCTTTGCATCCATCACTTTCGCTTTGGATTTAGAACCATCCATTTCCTTACGCTGGTTGATTAAGTCTTCTATCAGTTTACGACATTTGAGGTCAATTTTAATAGTCCAACCCTGATAGCCATCAAATATATTGTTTACGAACTCCAAGCGTGTGATTTGTGACGGTTGTTTACTTAGAAGTTTCTTGTGGGGGCGAAGTTGAGGGCTGTTTAGAATCGACAGAAGTATTGTGTAATTGTTCACACCGTCTTCCGTCATTGTAGTCCGAGATAGTCCGGCTGGATCTCCGGTTACTACCACACCGCCGGTATGCCCCATTGCCAATAGTTTGTTCTTTATTTTTTCGGCAAACTTAGGGGTGTTATTTTCCTTATCTTCCGGTCTTCCAAGAATCTCCTCCAAAATATACACTATTTTGTTCTCATAATCAATCTGCGCCATCAGACAACTCATGTATGGAGCCACGTTGAAGTCGAAGCTAAGAATCAGTGGCTTCAAAGGATCGTACTTGGAGTCTTTCAATCCGTCAACCAAATGCTTTGAACCATCAAACTTCCAATAACAAGCAGCATCATTTACATCTACATACAACCAGTTACCGAAAAGAAGTCTTTCTCTGACACTTGGATCTGAAATCTTGTATAAGGCTGAAACATACGCGTTAACAAATTCCTTGTCAGGATTATCATAAACGCTGAATGGAATATACATTTCATTCGGACGACATACAACAGGCTCTGCATTTTCATCGAGGACAAAACGGTCTCTAACCCAACCGAGGCATGGATTAGTAGACATCAGCATTTTGGGAACCTTAGTAGTATCTGCGATTTTCCAACGAATACGGGAGAAAAGCACGTCAACACCACGCTGATCAACCTCTCCGACCTCATCAACAAAAGCGCCGCTAAATTCTGATGAACCAAAACGGAGGTAGTCTGGATCTGAGGGGCTATATGCCATTTCTTTCATAATAATTTTGGAGCCGTTCCAAAATATCATCTCTCCAGAAAGGTTGTTGATTTTATAGTGAACTTGTTCTTCAAGCCCCCATGATTTTGCAACAGCTTGTATAGTATTCCATGTTGATTCACGGAGGCTTTTTAGTGTTTTGCGAGCAACAACCATACGCATATCAGGCCAACGAAGGCAAGAACTGATTAGCCAACAAGAACCCAAATAGCTCTTTCCACCACCAGCGGCTCCACCACAAAGAATCATTTGCGGTATATTGTTATTTCCACATTTGTCACATACAGATGAATAGACTGGATTACCATTTCTGTCAATTCCGGTCTTCACTTGTATTACACGACCTCCACATTCAGGACATTCTGGCTGAAGATTTTTCCATACTTCATACTGCCTTGGAGATGGCGCGAAGTCAATCTTCAGATTGTTTGGCGCTTTCAGTCCTGGTACCATTCTTTTGGAAAATAAAAGGGTTGACTAATTCATTATATTTCTTCTGGTCGATGTAGAAACGACGCTTATGGATTCCGTCATCCCAGATTGTCAAATAACCTGCTTCCACAAGTTCTATAATCAGATTACGGCATGTACCATAATTGCACTGACCATATTTCTCTGCTATTTTGTAGTAGGTATCGTTAGTCCATACTTGATATTGGCTCCTGAACCATATAAGGAAACCAATAGCTTTTCCACGAGTTTTGTTATCGATTACTTTCTTCATAAAATATTGTCTTTATGAAGAATAGTCCTGCTAAATCTTTAAGAGGTTAAAATTTTTAGACACACATAAAAAATGAAGCACACCCAATTTCTCATCGGATGCGCTTCGGAAGTGCTGGATATAAAAGGAATCAAGAAAAATTATGCCTTTGCCTGTGCAGCATCGTATATCTTTTCTACTGTGTCCCAAAGATAATCCGGAGCTGGAGTGTCTGAGAGTTTTTCGCAAGCATTTTTCAGATATTCCAACTCTTGTGCAGTGAAATCCACAACCAAAGGGTTTTCGCGGTCTGCGTTAATGTCCCAAGTAGTGCGTTTGTTTTCCGCATCTTCCTTGATGTTGTATTTTTCAACATCACCCTTAGTAATGCCTACCTTCTTGATGATAGAACGTTTCAGGTTGTAATCCATGAATGAGTTCTCCGATGGGAGAATTGACGGGATTGAGATTCTGTCGATAATGTGCAATTCCATATTCATATAATTATTAAAGTGATTTGATATACTTTTCAATAGCTGCTACATGAAGGTCAACAAAATCTTGCTTACCCTTTTCAGATAGAAGATAATCACACTCTTCTTTGCAGTCCATAAAACCGTTTTCAGTCAATACAGCCGGACAAGAGGTGTTTTTGAGAATACCTATATCACTCTTTGTCCAACTCCATGTCCAATATTTGCACGAAGGGATTGAACGGTTTCCCGTCATCTTACGTGCTATGCTTTCATCAGTAAATATTTCAGCAAGCTTCTTTGAGTTTGATGAAGCGTTCTTGGAAACGAAAACGCTGAAACCCTTTGCAGTGCCCCACGAGCCATTTCCTGAAGCGTTATTATGGATTGACACCAATATTACATTTTTTGGTCCTACTTGTTTGCAAATGGCATTTACACGATTACACCGTGTAGAAATGGAAATATCTTCTACTTCCGGTACAACACGCTGTACATCGTAGCCATTGGATTTGAGATTGGCTTCCAAGCGTTGTGCTATATTACGAGCCCACTCATATTCCTTCAGTCTTCCATCAGGAGACTTCTTGCCTGGAGTGTTTATGCCATGCCCTGCGTCGATTAGAATTTTCATATACTTGAAATTTGTTTATTTAAGAATAGCCTTTCAGTATCGCAATTGGGTGATATTTACCATGACAAAATATGATATGATATACCGATTCCGATATAAGGTTCTATTTTACTTGGGGCAATTCCTATACCGGCTTGTAATCCCAGCCCCCAACGTTTTTGTTTATACCTAATCTTTGTATTGGTTATGGTATTTGTTATAGTGGTTGTTGGTTGAAATATTCTGATGCTGTCTAAAGTCGGCATATACCCACTTACCCATGCTTTATAAGTGGAGTCTTTATAAACTTTTTGAGTGATCGGCAAAATGACAGTGGTGCTGTCAGAAAAAAGCGTATCAGTATGGTGTGCTCTAATTGTGTCATATATTGGTACCTTTACTGTTTTATATCGAATAACAACACTGTCTTTCGGTATTGGCATGTCAATAAAAATCGGTATTGTATCATACACCGTTTCATTTGTCTTTTCAGAACTATTTTCTACATTATTTCTCTGACAGCTATGATAAAAGAAAACGATACCCAATATCACCGTAATAGTAGCTAAACAACCACTTATAAATGAGTTGATTTTCATATACCAATTGAATTATAAGGAATATACCATTCTTGCTCTCCAAGATATTTTGTTTGAAGCTCCACCCAGCATCCTTTAATACCATTAGAATCTCCTTTCACTTCAATTATTGTCGCGGTTAATCCTACGAGCTTTTCCAACTTTGTTTCCGACAAAGCGAAAGATGGAAGAATAATGATTTTATCTCCGGATTTCATATTGTCTCTAATTTACATTTTAAACTCTGGTAGCAGATATTGAATTGTCATTGCTGCCTCATGAAGAACCTGTCTTGCTTTTTCTTCTTCAACATCAATTGGATGTAAAAATTCACAGCATATACTTCCGACCCAATCATAACGATTATCATTAAGTCTTTTGATAATGACGGATTGACATCCATGACTTGAAATGATAGCTTTTGCATATTTGTCCTCTACCTGTTCATCGATGTCAGTTATAAACATAAATAAGTTCCTTACAAGCTCTCCGCTGAATTTTGCGATTTCTGAAATATGCAGGTTTTGTAAATGAGGTTTCATTGGTTCAATTCCCTTACGCTTTACCTCATAATAAATGGATATAAGGCTTTCGTTTCCAAGAGGATGCGGTTGAATGATGTAAACGCGATCTGCATTCAATTCATGAAGAATACTCCACAACCCTTCATAGACGAGAGCAGAATTATCAGCTCGACGAATACTTTTGGCTTCCTCATCTTTTTTGAACTGTTCAATTTTTAAATCTGTGAGCTTATTTTTGCTATATTGGTTGTAAGAAAACCAAGCCGCAATGATTGTGCCTATTGCACTGATGATTGCTGGTAAATATTCTATCATACTATTCTTTTTTATCAGATTGTTCCGGCATGATGACATTGAACGTGATGCCGCCATCACCAGCACCATCAATATTTATTTTACTAACGTGAGCTTCCTTAACAGGGTATAAATCCATAAGTGCCTTAGAAGCGTTTACCGCAACACTTCGTAAAGCTGCTGGAGACTGTAATACGCCTTTACGATCTCTATATTCCGCATTGGAACACTCCTGTATGATGCTAATAAGGTTCTCTCGGAGAAAAGTTTTCATATATTTAGCCTCCTCATACGGAAGCTCGTCGAGAGATTTTAAATATTCTTGAATCTCAGGACGAGCTAACATACGAGTAGCATGGCCTTTTGCCCTATTTGTTTTGTCATTAAATACCTCCTGATAACATCTTGCAGCGTTGCCACCATAAGGCGCCTCTCCGTTTGCATAGAGATCGCAGAAAAGTATTTCTTGGTCAGTGAGTTTATTATTATTTTCCATATAACGCTAATTCGTTAATGCCGAGCTATAAACATAGCCCATGCTCATTAACGAATAGTCGTTTTTTACTCTGATGGTTCATTCTTGCTAAGCAATTTATCCATGATTATGTCACGGAATAGCTGGGCGATACCACCACAAGCAGCTTCGACGTCTTCCACCGACTTCAAATATTGCATATTAAAGTTAATTTGGAGGTCATAGCCGGATATGTGAACCAGCACTTGTTTGGTGTCCGCGTTGATGACTTCACGAATGATACGGTCTGAAATAGACTTAAACTGTACTATGGGTTCATCTACATGAGAATAAGTCCCTTCTTGTTGCTGTTCTGACATGATTGATTATATTTTGAAATGTTTACGGGATTTTTCTGCTTTTGAAATTGCCAGGCTTTCACCTTCATATTCACCACCAATGCTTCTCATACGCTGAGTGAGAACTGCGGCAACATTGGTGGTTGCAGATACGTCGGCATCCGCATCGTGAGCATCGTCAAGTTCAATACCCAGATTTTCGCACATGATTTCTAACTTGTACGAATTGACGTTAGGCAAATGACACAACGCAAGCTGTCCGAGCACTATCGTGTCCACATAGAGCGGATGCCAGTTTCCATAAAAATCTTCATCACCACGAAGCACTTTTTTCAGTTCATTCATCAATCCGGCATACTCGAACATTTGACAGAGAAATCCTTCGTCAAAAGCAATATGCTGACCAATCAGGAACGGCTTCATGTTTTTGGAACATTTAGGTGTATTGTCTATCATAAACTGAAAAACTTCCTGCGCTACGATTTCAATAGGTTTGCCGTAAGACTCCAGCATATCCATAGTAATCGCGGAGTATTCCAGAGCCTTGGTTTCATAATCCATCGATACGGCATCGTCACTCTCATATTTAGATTTCAATGTTTTCCGTTTTTTTGTAGCTCCGGCCACTTCCTTTCGATTATAAGGAGCGATATAGCTCTGATACGAACCAATCTTTTCAAACGTGTCAAGTCTGGTGGCGTGTACTGCAATCTGCGTACAAGCTGAAGTTTGGCATTTCAGACCGCCAGTTTCAAAGTCTAAAGTAAATGCCACTAATACCGGGGTTTCTTCTTTTGGTGCTGCCATATTCTTATTGTTTTTGAATTATACATTGTGCTGTTAAATAAAGGGAGGCTCTAAACTCTTCCATTGAGCCATTGTTGTTGATTATGTAATCATATACCTCGTCTGGGATGTGTATGCGCTCATTGTCTCGTTCCTTCCGTTTTTCATCAATTCCTTCAAGATTGTTACGCTTGATTTTGATTGTAATTAATCTAAATGGGAAAGGCGAAGATTGTTTGCTTTGTAAATCTACAAGTCCTTTCTCATCAATCACATAAATACTTGGGAAAAGCGTTTGGAACTGGTTCCATTCTGTCCAGTATTCATAGCCTCCAAATTGGGTATATGCACATATCCTGCTTTTAGGCGGTATTTGATTTGGCTTTACAAACCAATGGTCTTTACCATTTATTTCGCCTTTACGCATAGGGCGTGTAGTGTATGACGCAATGGCAATCCAACCAAAATGTTTCTGAAGCATCATAGAAGCGGTAGTTTTACCACTCCCAGATGCACCTACAATGCAAATAATTAACGGTTTCATATTATTTCAATAAAGTTATTGCGTGTCAACTGAAGATTATTATGTCCTACATACTCACTGTATTTGACCGTAGCCATACAGATTATCAATTTGTTTTTAGCATCAACAAGCAAAGCGCGAGCATTCCGGTACTCTTCAGGCCATATTACCAGCTCTGCCATATCATTGTTCTGCTGAAGTGTGACCTTGCAGAACACTTCTTGTTCACCTGTTTTTTTGCTTGTGAATTTCTTTTCTTCTATTTCTACTATAGTGGCGGCAATAGCGGCTTTGCGTCCATCCTTGTCGTCGCTCAATGTATCTTTAAGAGTCGTATAGGCTGCACGTCCGCGAATCTGTTCTTTGATTTCACTGTTGTCATAAATTCGCTTGTAGTCAATCGCTCCAAGACCAGATACTTTGATTTGTTGCTGAGACCAGAAATAATGCTTCCTTATCAAGTCTTCCGGAAAATCCTTAGACTTAATTTCAAAGCCAAGAGTCTCAGCTGCTTTTTCTACAATTGCATATCTTTCCACTACCGACAAAGCATTTTCAACATGGTCAAAACAACCGGCAAGAATTAGATTGAGAACATGGCGTGCATTAACTGGGCAACGCTTAATTTCGTCCTCATCATCCGGGTCATCCCAATACTGGTACTTCTTCAACTTGTATTTGAAGATGCGCTCAATAAAGTTGATAATACTGGTGAACTGCCCATTCTTGTCGCGCTCATTGATAATCCAGTCAACAGCTTTTGTGCCTATCATCTTGATACGAGAGAGCGACCAGAATATCTGATTGTTCTCATAATCGGTATAGAAATTCATTGCGCTCTTATTAATGTCAGGTGACACTACTTTAGCATTGCTACAAGCCTCCATTTCAGACATTATAGGAATAAGTTCCTTATCGTCAGCCCATTCCAAAGCAACAGTGTAGAAAGCTGTTGGGTACTGAGCTTTGAGATAGGCCCCTATGTAAGATGTAACAGCATAGGCTGTCGCATGTGATTTGTTAAATAGGTAGGAGCCGCAAGCTTCAATTTGCTGCCAAATAGATATAGCATCTTCGATAGGACATCCGTTTTTCTTTGCTCCTTTAAAGAATTTTTCACGCATAGCCTGAATCTTATCGGTCTTCTTTTTTGAAATGAATTTAACCAGTTTCACACCTTCTCCCAATGAAAAGCCACCGACTTCGCGAGCTATCTGAGCGACTTGTTCCTGGTAGGTAATCAATCCAAAAGTATCATTCAAAGCATTGTATGTACCCCATAGGTAGGTTGGGGCCACTAAACCTTTCTTACGATCTACATAAGCTTCAGTTGAGCCGTTTTCCAGTGTTGCTGGACGATACAGCGCATTGGCAGCAATTAAGTCGTGAATACATGTCGGCTGCATTTCAATCAGAAACTTTGTCATGCCACGTGATGAGAGCTGGAACACGTTCTGTGTAAATCCTTGGCGTAGTAATTCGTATGATCGCTCATCAGATAAATCACTTTCTACAACTCCTTCCATTGTCAGACCGGCCCCATAATGTTCGTTTACCAAATCGAAAGTTTGATGTAATTTTGAGAGTTCCTTTGTTGCCAGACAATCGTTTTTTAGAAGTCCGAGTTCATCCAAATCATAACCGCTGTTTTCACTCACAAGAATATCATCAACCTTTTTGATCGGAACAAAGTCAAAGCATTCAACGTCCTCTCCGTCCATTTCGTCAGGTGTCACAAGAAGTGCAGACGCGTGAACTGAGCTTGAACGAGGCTGAAACATTAGAGTACGGATGTCCTCGAATAATTGTGGATAGTCATGAACAAACTTTGCAATCTTGCGATTTGTAGCAGCCAATTTAAATATTTCTGTATAGTCCGCTGAATCATCTTCAATAATTGCCGTTAAATAATTCACCAATGACGGACTGATGCGCATAGTTCTGGCTACATCTTTGATGACCGCTTTTGCTTTTAAAGTTGTAAATGTTCCAGCTGAGAACACACGTTGTTTTCCATTGTGGTTGTAACGGCGCTCAATATATTCTTTTACATCTTGTCGGCGATTGCTTTCAAAATCGTTGTCCACATCAGGGAGTGAACCATGCTCCAATTTAACATAACCAGAGTCCACGAAGCAATCCAGCACTTTAACTGGACGCTTCGTATTGTGTTCTTGTATTTTAGTTATTCTCATAGCACATGCTTCTACAAATAGAACGGTAAACATCAAGATTAAACTTATTTCCATTATTTTGGCAGATGGCATTAAATGTCATCAGCTCCTTGTCCTTTATGATAGCTTTACTGTTTATGAAAAAATCAGTTACAATGCCATTCATTGAAGTGCATCGACTGAGTGCAACGTAAAGCATACCTGGAGCAAAAGCATAAGGACAATGGATAACTATATTATCGAATGTCAATCCCTGACTCTTGTGAATGGTAATTGCCCATCCAAGGGTTAACGGGAACTGCCTACAACTTCCTTTTTCTATCGTTTCAATGTTATTGCCATTAACCTTGTATTCCCTGTCAATCCATGTATAAGGTTCTACAATCACCTCATGTCCGGCATCCAGCATAACTCCTATTTTGGTTGCGTTTATCCAACTTACCGTACCCATAGATCCATTGTAGAACCCTTGTTGGTTATCATTTACAAGCGTCATTACACGTGCCCCGACACGCAATCTCAAATTCAAGTCGCACGGTGCGTTCTTAGGATTAAATTCGTCTTTGAACTCTGCTGGAAATACATGAGACACTTCTCCAATCATTTGGTTGTTGATTTTATCTGCATCACGGCGTAAAGAGCAAATATGAATTGCGTGCGTAGTAAAATCTTTGCTTTCACGGTTATCACGCAATTCGCTGAGGTCAGCAATGTCCATAGGAAGGAGCTGATATTCTCGTATGCGATTCAACATATTGACAAACCGCTCATCTTTTTGCCTAAATACCTTGGTAAGTTCTATTATATGGAAGCCAACTTCTCTCAGAGCGTGAGAATGAAAGAAGTAATTACCACGATACCACTGGTGAAGAATAATCTCTTCATTCTTTTTTATAACTGGCGGCAACTGGAATAAGTCTCCAAATAATATTATCTGTACCCCGCCAAAAGGTAATTCGTTCATCCGATACAACCGCAACTTACGGTCCACGTAATCCAAAACATCTGGACGAACCATACTTGCTTCATCAATGATGAGGGTATCAAGTTTCTCAAATAACACAAATTTATCCTGATACAATTTACCTTTGATTGGTGTGTTGGGTCCTTGCAGATCAAATGGGATTCCAAACAAACTATGTAACGTAACACCACCTGCATTGATAGCTGCTATCCCGGTTGAAGCGGCCACGATAATGTTTTTATGGGTGCTTTCAACTATGTACTTCAGGAATGTAGTCTTTCCTGTTCCAGCCTTTCCTGTAATAAAAAGACTGTCAGTCGTTTCTTCTATTATTTGAAACGCACGGCTCATTTCGTCTGTCAGTTCCATAATTATAACTCGTTGATTGTAAAAAGAATGTCTTTATTGTCAAAGATTATGTCGTCACCTTCTTGCAATTCGTCTGCATAAACCTGAATAGGCTCTTCTTCGCCTTCTCGCTGAACCATCAACTCAGCATCTAAATCAACCATAATAGATTTACCATTATCCAATGTCAGTTCAAAATAATGATTAGAATCAATGTCATTACCGATAATGGTAGTATCTGACGGAGCAAGTCCAGCGCGTTCAGGTAGCAAGAAACGCTCAAATATGAGATTGTATTTTATAGGATCGATAAGCGTAATTCCAAGCAAATAAAGTAAAAGGGAACCAGCTGCCGAACCACGCCCACAACCTACAAAAATATTATTCTTACGAGCCCAGTTACAAGTGTCATACTGTACGAGAAGGTAATCAACATTATCGGTAGATTCAATAATGTACTTCTCATATTCCATTTGTTTCCGATATTGCTCTATCTTATCTTTAGGCGCCAAACGCTGAAGTCCCTCTTCCAAGAGTTGATTGAACATATTGTGGGTGGTACCATATTTCTCCAGTTCTTCCGGAGTCATATCGTATTTCGGCATATAGTTTCTGGTAGTGTCCATACGTCCTTTAGCATTATTTGCAATGGCAAACGTATTTTCTGCACACTCACGAAACAGTTCTTCTATATTCCAGTCTTCTCCAAACAAAGCCTCAAACAAAGCGTAATGCTCATCGGCATCCTTAAAATACTGATCGTTACTCTGCTCGTGTGCGGCTCCCTCTGCTACTTTGTTAAGGATGATTTTGTTTTTGGCATCATCAGCATCAAGATAATATGCGTCACTCAACAGAACTGGGCGGGGCATACTCAAATTATCATACCATTCATGGAAGTATTTCTTAGTGGCTTCCAATACTTTAATATCAATCCGTTCAGCTTTATACTCTGATAAATCAACTTGATAGTAGATATTATCAAAAGCTTTCGTCAAAGTGGCGACCACGCTCTCATTTTCTACAAATGAAGTCGGAGCATATTTGTCAAGCACGAGTACATTTCCTTCAGCTCGGTTCAAAAGCTCGGAAATGTCAATAGTCCTGTTCTCTACATTATCGACCATAATAGCTTTCTGAATCCGAAGTAAATTGCGAAATCCGCGTTGTGTTTGAACGTACACTTTCGCACCAAAACTGAAGCCTTCAGCCTCTACTGTAAGGGAGTAACCGAATACCGGTTTAATTCCAGCTGCATCACACTCTTTTTGAAAGGCAAAACAAGCAGCCATAGTATTGTAATCACACACCCCAAGTGCAGTATGCCCAAGATATTTTGCTTTACTAATCCATTCTTCTGGCATGAAGCTACCATTTAGAAGTTCAAATGGAGTATGCACTCCGAGATTTACAAATGGGATGTCATGTTTCAACGGCGTTCGCTCGCCAACATATTTCAAAATGTTTAGCTTGAAATCTTGCTTCAGGTTATGGTAGTAGAAGTTATCACCAAACTTAAAAATAATGTTTTCAATACCATCATTCAACAACTCTTCCGGGCGTACCAAACTATTGAAAATAAAGTTACCGTCCACATCTTTACGAAATATTGAATTGTAAGTTGAACGCTGAGTGTCCTGAAAATAAGCCTTTCCGAACCCAGGAATATCGATTACATCAGAATCAACTTTGGAATATTGGATTTTATTTCGCTCCATCCATTCATACAACTCTATTATTTTATCAGATTTTGCCATCTACGTTGCTCAGTTTATATTCGATTGGAGTAAATAAAGATTCTGAGAAGGTATCATAGATTGACCAAAAATCACTTTCGTCCCAGTCCTTGCCTTCACCTACGAGTTTTGCAATCATTACATTATCAAAATACTCGTTCAATTTATCTGCGGCTACGTTAATTGCGTCTGAAGCATCAGTGTCATAGCCTATAATAATGTCACGCACTCCTTTGCTTTGCAGCTTATAAATCTGGGTGTCACTAATTTTCTTTCCAAATGTACATACAGCCACAATCCGATGATTATCATACAAATCAAGTTTACGAGTAAGGGCTATTACATCGAAAATGCCCTCTACCAATATTACAGTGTCAGTCTCGTCTTCAATAACAGAATCATAATTGTACAAAAGCTTCACAAAATCATTTTCAATGCTGTTATTGTAGCGACGAATTTGATATTTGTTGTTGCGTTTAGCCTTATCGTTATATTCATCAATATCACTTTTGCTCCAAACGTGTCTGGAAACATACCCTACAATATCTCCTTCATCATAGATGGGGAACACTACATAATCGTCGAATTTAAAATTCAACCCACGAGTAGTCCCTACTGGGAAATAGGCATAATCATCGGGCGTAAAGCCACGAGATTTCAAATATGGATTTTTAAAGCATCGCTTCCAAGACTCCGGCATTTCTACAATTGTCAACTCATCGTCAATCTCGTCCTCTTCCAGGCTGAAAAACTCTGGCACTTCAACTGGAGAGAATTTTACGGTATCTCTAATTTGCAAATCAGCACGGCCTATTTCTTCGACAAATCGGTTAACATCTTTACAAGTTCTACCACAAGAAAAGCAATGAGCCATTCCGAACACTTTCCCATTCTTTTCGGGGCCAACGTAGATACC